GGTGGTGGAAATGACAGTAAATCAGATGGACAAGTACAAACTGATAATGAATGATTTGTACAAGTTTTACAATTACTTTGTAATTAACCATTTCACCAAGAAAATTATTCCTGCACCGCATATTGAGAAGTTAAGCCGTGAATTAATGAAAATGTATCGTGGTGACTACAGGAAGCTCACGGTATCAATGCCACCAAGACACAGTAAGAGTTCATTAATCACATTAGCATTCCCTTTATGGTTAATTTCAAGAGACCCAACTTTGAATATAATGGTCATCAACAGTACATTCACTTTATCCGAATCATTTGGTATACGTATAAGAGACTTATTCCACCAATACGGTGAAAAAATCGGATTACGAATATCCGACAAAAAGCATGCCAGCGGATGGTTAATGTTCGAAGATTTAGATGGAAACCTAACCGGTGGAAGCATACGATTAATAGGAATCGGTGGACAGATTACTGGTTTTGATGCAGATTGGATTATCGTTGATGATTTAGTGAAAGGTGTGCAAGATACAACCCCAACAGTATTAAGCAAGACCAAAGATTTCTTCAAAGGAATCGTAATGCAGAGAGTAGAACCCGACACCAGGTTAATAGTGTTGGGTACAATCTGGCATAGTGATGACATCTTATCATATCTACGAACAGAGCAGGCAGAGGAGTATGTGATAATGGACATGCCTGCTTATGATGAAGATAATAATGTGTTATGGCATGACCGTTACAATTTAGATTTTTTTAAGACCCGTGAAAAAGAGATGGGAACTCGAATGTTCCAAGCATTATACTTATGTAATCCTTTAGATGAGACTGGTGATTTCTTTAACATTGACAAACTAGAATTCATAGACCGTGACGAAGCCCGAAACCATTTCCTAATTGACAGCACGGTACGTTCATATGATTGTGCTTATAGTGATGAAACCAAAGGCGAAGTAAACGACCGAACCGCAAGCGTACTAATGCATCGGACCAGAGATGACCGGTACATCATCACCAACCTGGAAGTTGGCAGATACGGTGAAAACCTATTCAATGTAATTAAATCCACTGCACAGATGGAAAGGAACACCCCAATACTCATAGAGACTGGTACAACTGGTGGAGCAAGTAAAGCATTGTTCGATGTATACCGTGAAAGATTAAAAGGTTACAATGTCCAACAATCTAAACCAATCACTTCAAAGGTTGACCGTGCATTCGGATTCAAAGAAGCCGTACTCGACGGTAAAGTATACATTGCATTAGGTGATGAATCAAGAGGTCAATTATTAGAGGAAATGAAAGGATTCCCCCTCGCAAAAAGAGATGATATTGTGGACTCCTTATCATATGCATTTAATTATCTCTCTGAAAAAGGGGGTAGTGGAATCGCAACAGCCCACAAACGTAAAAGAAAACATGAAAGGAGAAATACACGATGAGTTTTATTGATACAATCCGCAAAGACCTATTCCAACGAGTGAGCAGGTCAAGTAATGTTAAACCAAGCATAACAAAATACAACAGTTACAAATCATTGTTCCAAAGAAACGACAGAACAATACCATACAAAACAGGTATGAGCATACTACGGGATACTCAGGTTGCTACCGGCTTCGAAATACTAAAATACTTACTATCCAGTAAACAATGGATACTAACCGACACCAACGAAGACCAACCCGAAATATACGAATTCATACACACTATGCTCATCAACATGAACACTGAACTCCAAACCATCGTGAAACAAATGACAGCAGCGATGCCATGGGGATTCAATGTACATGAAATAATGTACGACGTCAACAATGAGGGTAAACTCGTCTGCACAGACCTCGTACCAATACACATCAAAACATTACAAAACCAACCTTTCGTCTACGATGATGATGGTGAATTGGTGGCAATCCACCAACAATCACAGAATATGGATGTGGAGATACCTATCAACAAATGCTTACTATACAGTTACAATTCATTATATGATGAAAAAGAAGGACACGGATTACTATACGATTTCCTACCAATCGTAGAAGACAAAGAAAACCTAATGGATTGGTTAATGACATTCGCCGAAAAGAACGGCAGTCCAACATTATATGGTAAAACCGACAACCCAGTAAGCCGTGATGAATTATTATATGCATTCGATGAAGTAGCAGACGGCACTACAGGAATAGCCATAGGAGCCAACGACGAAGTTGGAGTATTAGAATCATCACATAAAGGTGAAACATACTTCAGCACATTACAATACAAAGACAATCAAATCTTCCGTAGAATGTTCCTTGGAAACTTACTATTAGGGGATAATAGTCAGACTGGAACATACGCACAAAGTAAAACCCAATTCGATTTCACCATGCAAGTATACGACGGCATCCTGGAAGAAATTGCCAACACATTACAGGAACAGTTGATCAACCCATTAGTTGAATTCAATTATGGTCCTGGAATCAAAGCACCAATCATAAGTTTTGACAAATTCACCAGTGGGGATATGGAGAAACTGTTCAGTATTATCAAACCGTTGATTGATACTGGTGTTGTTGATTCTGAGAATAGTGCTGTGCAGGAATCAATTGCTTTATTGTTCAAGTCTGAAGCGGGTGTTGAGTATGTGAATGATGAACCAGAAATGCCTGAAGAAAACTTTGATTATCAGGAACCTACTGAAACTGATGAATTTTTAACCGATGACATAATTTCTAATTTAGATGATCTATATGCCTAGTCAAGACAAACTCATTAAACAAGGAATTAATTATACTGATTCTTTGTTTGGGGAGTTATCTAAAAGGTTAGAAGCAGGTGTCCGTTCAACTGATACTTTGGAAGCATTTTTGGATGCTACTAAAGAGTTTACTGCTAAGAATCCTTTAATATCCTCTGGTTATGATGAAACCATGTTAAGGTTGATATTGCAGGAAACTAATAATCACCGGTTCAGCCGTCCAAGTCAGAAAGAGTTGGTGCGGGTTACTATTGAGGAGAATGTTGGTGATTTGATTGTTGATGTTGGTGAGGATATTAAGGAGAGTGTACGTGAAATCGTGAAAGATGGATACAATCAGAACTTATCTCAGGATGAAATCGCAGCTAATATTAGTAATCGTGTGTCTGTGATTAAGAATACTCGTGCAAGGACAATTGCCCGTACGGAGATAGCAAGAACTGCAACTGTTAGTGATTATATTATCAACAAGGAGCGTGGTGCTACTCATTTTTATGTTGAGTGTAGGAATACTGCTTGTCCTGTTTGTAAGGAGGCTTGGCATACTGGTTGGACAATTGAGAATGATAATACTTACAGTCCATCTGATAGTAGTGCTGGGGGTAAAGGTTGGATAGGTGATAAGGTCTACAGTATGAATGATACTAAGATGTTGCCTCCGATTCATCCTAATTGTAGGTGTGTTGCTTATTTCGTTGCGGAGGATGAAATACCAAAAGGAGCAACAATTGTTAAAGAAACTCCAACAACTACAACCACAACTGAAATACAATCTGTAGAGTCAAATAATAACTTATTAGGAGATGGGACTTACAAAAAATATTCCGAAACCACTGAACATGGTCGTGAATTAGATGTTTACAAATTTGAAAATATGGAAATAGGGATTGAAAAAGGATGTGAATTCACATTTGAAGATATGGTAGACCATCTTAACAATCTCCCTAAGGAGTTTGTAGAAAATACTTATGCTACTCGAATTAATATCGCTGCAACAAAGAATTTGGAATCAGAGCATGCTTATGGTGAGGGGAATGTTGCAGGGTTTTATGCTGTTGAAAAAGGGGAGGTGTATGTATTTGAAGCAAATCAGAGAACCAAAGAATATATTAAAGATGTATTTAACCATGAATACTCCCATAGCAGAGATTTAAACCATGAAAGAAAGAATACTCTTGCAGACCCTAAGATATATGAAAAGTATGTCCAAGCGGATAATGTTTATGGAATTTCAAACCCTACTGATTTAGATAGATTAACATACAAAGCCCCCACAGAATATGCAGGAAGGTCATACCTTCGTGAAAAGAATGGACCTACTCCTGAGGCAAGGTATACTGAAGATATTGCAGATTCCGCAAAAGCATATCTAAATCCCCATACTCATTCAGAGTTTGTTAAAAATTTCCCAAATCGTACAAAATACTTTGAAGAAGTTTATGGAAAACCTAATTTCAATAAGATAAATTATTCTACAAGTGGTTTTGAAGGTGAGAAAACTACTCGAGTAAGGGCTGAACAAGATGTAGCTAAATTAGAAACTCAATATAAAACTAAATTATACGATATAACTACTCAACTCGAAGAATTGAAAATAAAAAGAAGAGAATACCGTGAAAAATCATATGAAAATGAAGATGAATATGATAAATGGAATAATAAATATCGTGAAGCACGTGTTGAAATGAAACGTTTAAAACAAGTTAAACAAGAGTTAGATGGAGAGTTATATCTTATATCTCGAGCTAAAGAGAATGTTTAATACCTTTAAAATACAAATATTAATGTAAGGAGGCATTATAAATGACTGATGAAGAAATTGAAGATTTAATTGTCAATACTACTGCTCCATTACTTAAAAAAATTGAGCAGTTGGAAATAAGGGTTGCAACTCTTGAAAACATTGTCTCAGATGTCCCAAGTGATGTGATTCCTTAACTTTTTATTTTTTATTTTTTTACATTTTTTAGATTCCTGTTAGCGTATGCTATCTTTACTTTTATCCAATGATGCTAGACCTGTGTTAGCGGAGGCTATAAATTACTATTGAGGTGAATTACCATGACAGATGAAAAACAACAACCGGATCCAACCATCGACATCAAAGTAGATGCCGATGAAACATTGGAC